TTTACTTCGAAGCGAACAACCAAAGTAAAGCAGGCATGATTGCTGTTGCAAGAGTTGTTATAAATCGTGTAAAGGATAGACGTTTTCCAGATACAGTATGTAAAGTTATATATCAGGGTCCTATTCGTGAAAGTTGGAAAACTGCTGTAGATCCTACACTTGATGATAGTGATCGAATATTTTATCCTAAGCGTAATATGTGTCAGTTCTCATGGTATTGTGATGGCAAGGCTGATACGATTAATGACTGGAAGACCTTTGGCAAAATTAAAAATCTACTATTGACTTATATGTCTAGCCGTAGTATAATAATTGATATCACTGAAGGCGCTACTCATTATCATGCGGACTACGTGATGCCAGATTGGGCTGTTACTAAAACTAAGACGATCGAGATAGCTGATCATATATTTTACAGATGGGAGTAATAAATGGTAGAAGTCATGACGACAGCAAAGTTCTCAGGGATTATCGAGAGAGTTGTTATTGAGAAACGCATAAGCTATATGGACGCTGTATGTTGGTGGTGTGAATCCAACGAGATGGAGATAGAAGTTGCAGCCAAATTACTTAATACTGTTATAAAAGGTAAACTAGAAGTTGAAGCCCAAGATTTAAACTTTCTTGCTAAGGGCGCAAGACTTCCTATTTAATTATGGAGAAAGATGACGATATGATGTCAGGGTTCGAATGCTATAAAGCATATCTCGCAGTGAGTCAGCACTTTGTACGTGACTCATATGACTTCTTTAAATATAACGGCAAGACTAACGCAAAAGAAAACGCATACCTAACACGGAAGGATAGGTACTTCTTTGAGAAAGCGTCTAAGCGATTTAAGCGTGAAGACTTCATAAAGTTCCTAGTCGCTAACTATGTAAACAATACTAGCGTGACTAATAAATGGATTGGCGATATGATGGGCAGTTCATCAGCTGATGTTCTAACCGCATGGAAGAAACGTGTCGAGTCATTGACGTACAGATTCTCAGAAGATGTATCGTACTTATATGATATCGATGAAGATTTTAATAACTTGTTTATGGCAATTGACGGGAGTCATCCTTTGATATATCGTCACTTCGCTCAAGGTAGAATTGCTGTAGAAACAATGGTCTTACTTGATAAGCTCGTTGGGTTCTCAAAGTTATGGGCGAAATATGATGACATCGTATTGAATGATGCGATTAAGTTGATGAAAAAATACTCCCCCTTTCTTGAGCAGTTCTCGCCAACTGAGAAGAAGAAGCTGAAAGATATAGTTCTCAAGTGTTATAAATAAAGTTGTTAAAAAGGTTGACTTCTCCTTAAAAGAAGTATATAATACTAGCAGTACTTAAACTAAAATACATTGCATACAGAAAGGTAAATAATATGTCATTTGCATCACTAAAGAAAAACCGCAGTAACTCCCTCAGTAAACTAGTCTCCGAAGGAAACAAATTATCAGCTGGCGCCAAGCCAAGCGGTGACGATCGTTTTTGGAAACCAGACGTAGATAAAGCAGGTAATGGCTATGCCGTTATTCGATTCCTGCCTGAGCCGAAAGGTGAAGATCTACCATGGGTTCGCTTATTCGATCACGGCTTCCAAGGTAAAGGTGGTTGGTATATTGAGAACTCCCTAACAACTATTGGCGAGAAAGATCCAGTATCTGAGTACAATACCACTCTTTGGAATAATGGTACTGACGCAGGTAAAGATCAAGCCCGTCAACAAAAGCGTCGACTCAAGTATACTTCTAACATTATGGTGGTTAAAGATCCATCTAATCCATCGAATGAAGGTAAGGTATTCTTGTATCAGTATGGTAAGAAAATCTTTGACAAGTTGAACGAAGCGATGAATCCAGCGTTTGAAGATGAGCAAGCAATTAACCCATTCGATTTCTGGGAAGGTGCTGACTTTAAATTGAAGATTCGTCAGGTTGATGGATATCGTAACTATGATAAGTCTGAGTTTGATTCGTCTAGCGAATTGCTTGGCGGTGACGACGATGCTCTCGAGAAAACTTATGAGGGTTTGTATTCACTAGCTGCATTCCTTGAGCGTAAGAACTTTAAATCTTATGCGGAACTTGAGACTAAGTTAAATCGTGTTCTGGGCATTGGTAGCACCGCTCCGACAACTGCTTCAGCTATGGAAGCTACGGATGATGAGATTCCATTTGAAAAGTCAACTCCAGTGGCAGCAGCTAAACCAGCTCCAGTAGCTGCAGCTCCTGCGCAGGATGAGGAAGATGATAGTCTATCGTTCTTTGAGAAACTAGCCGAAGAAGATTAATTCATTCTTGGTAGGTTTGGGGCAGCTTCGGCTGCCCTTTTTTATGCAGGAGCGTATTGTCTACCACGTCTAGATCTATTCCTATTTCTAGATGCGGTTGGAGTTACATTTGTTTGGTTACTAACGCTAGTTGAAGTTGGAGCATTAACATTAGTGGGTGCGATAGTTGTAACTACTACGTTCCCAGCTGCAGAAGCAGCCTGAGCAGACTGAGCGTTGACCTCTGCTCCTTTATTTCCCCCTGCCCCAGCAGCATTACCGCTTAATTTTGCTCTAGCAAGGTCAGCTGCTTGCCTTTTATTTGTCTCATCGTCAAGCATATTCATTTTCAATTCTTCAACTGGTATGCCTTTGTTCTTAGCAGTTTTCTTCAGCCTGTTTTCTTTTATGATGTCATCACGTACCGCACGTTCAGCATCTAAGTTAGCTCTTTCTCGAGCAATCTCTTCATCGCTCATACCCCCAAGCCATTCTGGGCGTAGAGACTTCAAGCTCAATAGTTTATCTTTAATCCAGTCGCCGATTGCTAGTCTTATATTCTGGATAAAGTCGAAGAATTTCGCAAACATTTCAGCGAACGAGAAGCTGTCAAGTTTCTCCGATAACCCTTCAAACCCTAGCTTTCCAGCAATCCACGAAACCAAATTTTTAAGTAGATCGAGAGGAACAGCAACTAGCCCAGTGATAACCCCTTCGAATGCGCCAGCCAGTCCCCCAACAATTCCTTCTTCAGAAAACCCTTCCATAAATCCTTTGACTGCATCAATGATTCCCATGATGACTGTCACTGGTAGGAATAGTTTACCAAGAAGTTTACCAGCACCTGCTGCGAATTTAGATATAGGTTGGAACCCAGCTTTGAATGCATTGCTTATGCTAGCGAACTTGCCGCCCGAACCAAACATTCCTTTTATAGATTTCCCTATGTCTGAAACAATACCAAATTTTCCACCTTGACTAAATGCCGTTTTTACATTGGCACCTAGACCTGAGAAGTAACTCCGAATACCAGTGATTGCATTGGTGGCTGGATTTATGACATTAGCTTTACTAGCTGCTTTGAATTGGCTACCAGCATTCTTCAAAGAAGACCCAAGGGATTTAAGGGGATCAATAATATTTCTAGCAGTAGATGCCTTCAACTGATTCCCTGCTGCCTTTAAAGAGGTTCCAAGGTTTTTAATTGGGTCTAATGAGTTGCCCAATTTACTTGAGACAAGTCCCTTAAATTGCCCACCAAGACCCTTTAACCAATTCCCGAAATTCTTAAATGGAGTAACAATTTTTGTTGATGTAAGGGTTTTGAATTGCCCACCAAGACCCTTTAACCATGTTCCTAATGATTTGATTGGCGCAAGTATTTTAGTATTCGTCAGGTTCTTTAGAGTTCTAAATTCCTTTTTAAGTTGACCGAAGAAATTAGAAAGCACTATTAATGGCGTGGCAACTAGACCAGCAAAAATACCAAGACCCATACCACCGCCTTTGCCTAAAGCCTTCAATCCCTTGAGGAGGTTGTCTCCTAGTTTGCTGATTCCTCCAGCTAATGACTCTAATAATACAGACTGTTCTTCATCACGTCTGGCTTGTTCTCTACGTTCTTCGATTTCTTGTATAGATCTTTCTTACATGGAACCTACAATTCCATCAGCCAGTGATCTGGTTGATGGGAATCTTCCATGTTCATCACGATCAGCGATTCTAGCTTGAAGCTCTCCTTGCTGATTGAAAAA